GTAGAAATATCTGATAATTCTTTCTTCATAATCTTTGTTTAAATTGTTAATATGTCATTAGGGCCTTTTCACAGACCCCGTTTATTAGTTTTACTTATCGACCTTATCTAGAACCTTATTGCTAACGTTCCAGATGAATCCTACTATCAAAACCACTATTGCAGTAAGGATAGTAATTCTTTCTCCTCTAAGATCTTTATCCATAATATAAGTTTTTAAATTGTTAATATGTACTGAGAGTGCTATTTAGCAGCACCCTCTAAAGGTTGTTCACCAGTAGTACTAGCCTCTGGTGTCTTTGTTTCTACTTCCTCTTTGCTACCTGCGCCGAGGATTGTGTTAATTACTGTCAGTGCGCCATAAATAACAAACGCACATGCACCGATTTTTACTGAGCAAACTGCTCCATCCTTGATTTCTTTACCAAATTTGTTCATAATTTTGATTTTTTAAAAAGTTAATAATGTCTAGGTACTTACTATTCTTCAGTACCTTTAGGTTTTTACTTTTGAGAGTCTAGTTTCTCTGTCTCTTCTTTCCAATATTTCTCACTCTCTTTGTCCATTTTTCTCATGCAGTACTCAAATACTGCTACAGTAGATGCAAATACTACTGCACCTACCATGACTGTCGTTTTATTGGTCATGATTTTTACTTTGTTTTAATTTTTCTACATACTTACCAAACCTCTCCCACGTTCTTTCCGTATAGTGGTGAGATCTAGTTTGAATTACTAAAATGGAAGCAAATCCCATTCCAAAAATCCAGGCTAAACTAGCCCCCGTACTTAAATCATTTTCCATATAATTTTATTTTAATTGTTAATAATGTCATAAAGTTTAATAACTTGCTAGATACCTCTCTTATCTAGGCTCCCGACTACTAATTAGGTGGAGCAATAGTACTTCTTCAATACTATACCAAGGTCCTATATCAACTGATATAATCCTCACCTAATAATTAAGTTGTATTACTTAATCCCTAGTAGTCCACCCCGATACTTTAATAGCCTGTCAATACATACATTCTATTATTTCTCAGTTCGTCATAATATTCTGACTACTGTGTTTTGATATTGCTGCTGATCACTCTTCATGTTCAGTCCATACATATCCGACTATAACTCTTCGCTATAGTTTTAATCTTTATTTTGTTACACAAACAGTCCCACTAAATGTAGGTCTGTTATAATGTGTCCTTAAAACCTTTATACGCGCTCGGCCTATATATTTCACGGGTATAACAAACTCCCACTTCAAATCATCTTACTGATTAATAGTGAAATACGTCTACTATTTTTACTTCGCCAAGCCGAAGTTAATGTCACCTCATTAAATTATTCGTACTATAATCTCCCGTAGACCACCTTCAGGCTCATTATAATACTAGTACTATTCGTTTCAAGTACATGAAAATATAATTGGATACTAGAATCTAGTTCTAATATCCTTCAGGTAATGCTTTATTATCATTACACTAATAAGGATTTTGAGGCATCCTAGACGTCATTTTTTGAAGGCCTTGAAGCGGACTCTGTATTACCCTAGATACCTTAATATTGTAATGAATAAAAACATAGAAAAAGAAATGAAAGAAAATCAAAAGTTCTTAGAGGAATTATTGGAGGCACCATCTCCAACAGGTTATGAGAATGCAGCGGTTGACGTATTTAACAATCATATGTCAGATTTCAGTCGACATGCATTCACCGACAAATTTCAGAACTCAGTATTTACAAAAGGTGCAATCAATGGTACCCCTATCTTACTATCAGGCCACTATGATGAACTTGGTTTCTTAGTGAGTGAGGTAACTGAATCTGGTATGTGTAAGATAGTTAGAATTAGTGGTGAAGATCGTCGTGTCTTGCCTGGTTCTAGACTTTCTGCGCTCACTAAAGATGGAATGGTAGACGGTATTATTCAATATAAGGCGATACACGTTCAGACAGGTATTGAGTATGATAGTATTGCTAAGATGGAGGACTTATGCCTTGACTTTGGATGCACTGATAAGAAGGAGCTTGAAGGTCTTGGTATTGGTGTAGGTACTCTCATGGTCTATCCAAAGTACGAACAGAATATTAACTTTGGCCCTTCAGGTAAATTCATTGTTGGTAATAGTCTCGATGATAAACTCGGGGTGTATATCGTGGCTGAGATCTTGCGCAGGGTAGATGAAGACTTGCTTGTGAAAAAGAACATTACATTATTTGGTGCAGGTGTAGCAGGTGAAGAGTCTGGACTTAGAGGCGCAAAAGTACTAGCCAGAAGAGTTGACCCCGAAATAAGCATCGATTTTGACGTTTGCCCAAGTACTGAAAAAGATCTTGGTATCAGTTCAGCAATGTACGGTGATATTAGTCTGGGCAAGGGTGTAGTAATAGAATATGGTCCAGCTAAGTCAAGAAGAATTGGTGACACAATGAAATACTTAGCCGATAAGAATAGTATCCCTTATCAGATTGGTGTTGGTAGAGCTGGGGGTACTAATACAAGTTCAATACAAGAACATGCAACAAACTGTGAGACCATGTTACTGAGCTTACCAAACAGAAACATGCACCAACCATACGAACAATGTCACTGGGATGATGTAGAGTCTTGTATCAATCTAGTTCTGAAATGGATTGAGGAATTGTAAAAAAAAATAAGTAGTAGAATTTAACTTTCTACTACTTTTCTTTTCGTTCTTTAGATTATCTCAAATACTGGTATGTACTTGTTATCTATGTCAACCTTACTGCCTATGTAATCTCCCTTTTTCTCTTGATCTAATACTGCCTTACTAAGACGATTCCATCTAGTCTTAATTTTACTAGCAAGTCTCTTTGGGTAGATATCATCCAGTATATCTGAAATCATTAGGCTTGATTTATCTAGTCCTAAGTGACAAGTATCTGAATGTTTGTCGGCATATTTTAAGATTGCATTAAACACATACATCCATAATGTTATCTTTGCATAATTAAATGTTGGTCTAAGTAATCTAAATTCGATTGTCTTGTTAACCTTATAGCACATTGCATTTATAAAGTTAACCCAATAATATCTGTGCGGGATTCTCCACTTAGCACATCTCTTTGGATCATTTGGATGTGGTTGAGATAAGTCACCAAAGAATCTTCTCCCTACAAAAGTTTCATATAGTTCGTTAAAGCTATCAAAGTCTGGTAGAAATTTGCAATAATCCTTCCCAGAACTCTTATACCTACTACTATAAAATGTAAACTTAGGTACATATCCTTTAAGGTTGTCCTGAATTCTATAACACACTGAATAAAGCGCCCATAGTTTATCTGCCTGTAATGGATAACCGCCGAAGTGAATATGTAAGGAGCAGTCTTTGTCAAACCTCGTATATTCCTGTAAGGTACCTATCTGTTGTTTTAGCATAGATAGTCCAGAATTTCCTTGTAACACTAAAGTACTATACTCAAGCCCACTAATAGATCCATCTCTAAGCGGAATTAGTCCATCTCTGAAACAAATATCCTCTGGTATATAGCCCTTACATGTCTCAAACTCTAAGCCAAATGTATAGTTCATCTGTTTAGCGAGGGGATGTTTGAATTCAGTATCAATCAGCTTATCCTTGTCTTGGAAAATCTGAAAGTTGTCAACTGCTTCGTACATCCTTTCAAAGCTATACGGAAAACTACCTTTACCTAGAATTTTAGACTCTCTCTGTATATCTGCTTGAGAGAGTCCTATCTTAGTCCTATACAAACCATAATACCTACTGAAGAATAGCTCATCTTCAGGGAATTTAGTGGTAAGTACATACATAATCGCACCTCTGGAACCTACTAGTACTCTCTTAGTTAGGTTTAAATGTTTTGAATCTATATAACCATAAATAAGAGTCTCATCTTCTTTATTCAGTCCAACGATTACCTTGATGGCTGAAAACGCATCTATTTTATTACCGCTGACTTCATCAATAACTTGCATATCTTATAGAAGCTTTTGATATTGAACTTATCTTTCTCATCTCTAAATACGAAAGGTCTATCAAATCCAGAGTAACAGTCACCAGTATACCTTCCAACTAAGTACTGTTTATTACTAGATTGACCTAACATCTGAAAGCCACCTGTAAACTTCTGGAAATCATCTGTACTAATTGCCTTGACTAGATACTCTTCACCATCTATCTCCTTCCAGTACAGGCCATCCACACTGATTGACCTCACTAAGTTTTGATATCTCTCTGTGAACTTGTTGATATCCAGTTTTGTTTTCTTGTTAAAATACTCAAGAAACTTAAACTCCTCCTTTCCTTTCAGCGCAATACCGTTAAAGAACCAGACATTAAATACTTCTGAATCTTTACTATCAGGGCTCACGAATTTTCCATATCTTGTCATATGATACTCTCCGTGTAGTTTACCCTTTTTGTTTGAATAAGTATTGCTAAGATAGTCAACCTTCACATAGGATGATTCTGTATACCCACTACAACTGTATTTACTGTTACTATAACCGCCCCACTTAGTAGGAGTTTCACTAGCAAAAGTATACTTGTTCGTGTATTCCTTTGTCTGTTGTTGCTTAGACCTGTCAACGTTCTTAATAATTGTCATCTTACAGGTCTCGTTGTTGTAGTCTATCAGTTGGTTAGCTTTGATAGTATATACCTCTCCTTCTGGCCTAAGTGCTTTAAGGTATGTACTGATGGAGCTGAATACTAGTCCTTGCTTTGGATCAATTGAGAAGTAGAACGGTCTTTCATCCATCTCCTTGCCTGTGTTGTACTTCTTAGATGCGCCCTTGAAAAATAGTACCTTAGGTTTTGGCTGTCTATAATCAACGACTACAAATACAGCACCTCCATTATACTCTTCTAGTACATCATATCCCTTGTAGTAAAAGATCCTTGCCATAACTTGTGAATCTGTTAGGCCGTCGATCTTAACACCTGGGATATACTTCTTAGCCAGGTCAAGATAGTTGTAGATAGTTCCATTATGAATCACTACAAATTCTACCTCGCCTTTTTTGTTTTTGAGGACTATTGGCTGTGCAGTAGTTTTATCAATCTTACCAACACTTGCCTTCCTATCATGACCGATTGCAATAGTACACTTAGTGGTAGTCTTTAAGATCTTACTTGTCTCAAAAAACTCTTCATAGTAACTCTTATCGTCTACACCATACTCATAGCGACCATCTATAAAAACTCCACAAGAATCACCTCCTCTAGAGTCATTATTAATACCTAAGACGTTAAATGTTGTCTTATCAAAATCGCTTTTCTTTTTATTAATTATTCCAAATATTCCGCACATAACTTTATACTAGGTCAAATTGTTCAACTAATTTCTTAGCCATCTCAACTGAACTGTTATCAATTGCTTTTCTTACTGCACTAGATGATGGAAGTTCTCTCTCATTATTGAATGCATCTATAGCTGATACAATTCTATACCAAACTTTCTTGAGGGTCTTTTTATCCTTCATCATAGCGCTAGATAATGACCTATACTCAACTCCGTAAGGTGTAAGTCTGAATGAACCTGCCTTGCCATAGAGTGATCTTCTCTTCTTGTCGGGATCATCAATTACTGCTGGAACCCCTAAGTAGAGATCCAAGTACTTAACAAGCTGGACTGAAGTATCTATGTCATTGTTATCATATCCAATGTGAATATGAAAACCCGCTGACCTAAGATTTGTTGATTCACCATCAGGCTTCTCATTCTCCATTTCAGTATAAGCATTGAAATCAGGACTACAACCAAAGAGCTTAGCTTCATCTGACTGTAATTGATCTTCATCCACTTCTCTTGATGCAATACACTGAATTCCTAAGTCTGGGTTCTTCTCCTTAACAAACCTATCAATATAATCTTTCATATATTCGATGTTGTTAATGAATTCCTCCTTAGTCCTACAAGGTGGAATGTTGAACTCGCCTAGGATATTATCTACCTCAATACCAAATCCCTCTGGCATATCATCAGACTTCCATGCATTTCCCTTTTCACCTGGGATAATACCGATTGATGATACTACTTTTCCAGTCTTTTTGTTTACAATGAAAAGCTCTGGATCTGCACCTACTGTAATGTTTCTCAGTCTCATACTTTCTTAACCTCCTTACTATATTTTTCAACTAACTCACTAATCATCTCCGCAACTGGTGATGTAGGGATCATTTCTGGATGTCCCTGTACTGCAAGAGATACTGGATTTCCCTCTACCTTATACAGTACAATCTCAGGCTCTCCAAGTTTCTCTATCTTGTCACTATCTATTTCATCGTCTCCCTCATAATAGTTTGACCTATTTTCTAGTGACTTATAGAGAACTTCATACTCGGTGTCCCCTAAGTTATATGGATACTGCATTTGGTGATGAGTTGATGTTATATCGTACACAGACTTTCCATCAGTTATCTCATGTGTACCACCTATTGCATGATTGTTACAGTCTTTCACCAATTTTCCGCCGTTAACTGCACATAAGAACTGAGAGCCTCTACAAATACCAAATGCAAGCTGATCATTACGAATCTTCTTGAACACTTCGATTTCTTCCTCGTCTCTCAGTATGTTTGAATATGTGCGAGGATGTCGGCGGTGTCCATAGGTGCTTGGATCAACATCTTCACCACCTGTAAACAAAACCACATCAGCATCTTCTTGTTTCTCTACTAGTTCTACATTTTTCAGAAACTTAGCATAATAAACTGCTGGTCCTACTACAAATACTTTCATCTTTTTCTAGTATAATGTTTTAAATTCTTACTGTACACTTCAAACCTATCTTTCCTTTGCGGACAGTCTTGATCTGGTTCAGTCCAAAATTCAAGAGTCCTAAGCTTATCTGAGTCGGAACAAGCAGTTCCGATTGGTCCCTCAATTTCAATACTGTTAACAATATCACGGATTGCATCAGACACGTAGAGTTCTCTGTCATTGTTAAACGCTCTCTTGTATTCATCCAATGTTCCAAGACTATTATAGCAATACTTAAACATTGAATGACAATTCTCGTTAAGACAATTAGATATATAAACAAGTCTGTGTATGTTGAGAGCACCAATATAACTATACCTGTGATCTTTTCTGAATAACTCAGCATCTTTCACAAGTACATTAAATGGGAACTCGTATAAGTTTCTAATCCAAAATAGAACTGCCCTATGTGTTGTATGATAACCCTCCTGGATATCCGCTTTGACAGTAAAATAGTCTTTATTGTCTTTCAAGAATCTCCACCTGAATTTAACCACTTTCTTGAGAATATTGATATAATCTCTGATCTCTTTCTTACTAAGTAGGCAGAAATTGCTTTTACTCTTACTAATTTGATACTGTGTTCTATAGATCTTGATTTTGTAAGACCCGCTAAATTTTTCGTCCGTTTCAAAATTAGATCTCATTTTTTGAAGGGCCTCAGCAAAACAAGCAGTATTACCAGCTTTCTTATAATCCTTCATTCCTTGAATCTTATACTCGTAGTCAGTATAATAACCTAAGAATCTAAAAATTGCATTACTCATATTACTCTAGTTCTAAAAAGAAATAGGTACTTCCCACAGAAAAGTACCTATCTCAATAACCCTACTTACTCAGCAGCGCCTTCCCCTTCAGGTTTTACTTCTGCTGCTGGTTTTGCTGGACCCTGCTGCATACCGCCGAAGCCCTGGAACATATTGAATCCATTGCCACCTGTCATTGCAGACATGAGTAGAAGATCCTTGAGTGATGACTTATCGTCGCCCCCACCCATGAGCATCATCATCATTGGATTGATGCCAAGGTTTCCACCGTTCTGGTTCATAGACATCATAGCAAGCAAGGCAGTAGTATCAAGACCCTTACCAGAGCCTGACTCCTTGTCCATAAGTGCCATCATCATCATTGGGTTCATCTGACCACCAATGTTTCCAACCATTGATACAACAACGCGAACTGTTGTCTGGTTGAACAAGATATCCTTGATGGTGTGAACAACCTTACCTGTACCGGTAAAGCTGATCGCTGTCAACTTCTCACCTTCGATCTTTGTGATCTTAGCATAGCTCTTAGGACACTTGATGATATCACCAACTGCCAACTGATCAATTGACTTGCAAATTGTGAACACTGGAAGATCAACTGTGAACTCCTCTGGGTAAGATGCCAACTTATTATTGGCGTCGATTGTTACATAACCCTCGCTAGTTTCAACACAGATGTTACCATCCATTGAAACACGAACACCTTCTGCCTTTGCTGGCATGAACTTTGCAAACATTGACTTGCTGAGATTGCTAATACTTCCCATTGTTTTTTCTTTTGTTGTTTTGTTAATAATTGCTCTTCCTTGCTTACACCAGGTCTCAAACTTAACCACCTGTGCAATACTTGTAATATTACACCTCTTAAGTCCATACTGGCGTGAAAGTTCTTCTACATACTCCCTAGTCTCATCTGACCAGTCATCTACTGACTCGGAGATTGCTCTAATCACATAGATAGAGTTCCCTTTCTTTGTGATAATATTATCACCTTCTCGGACATCTCCTAGTACGTCACTGAGCTCTACACTTGCTAGGTAGAACTTTGGAGTCTGCTGAGCAAACTTAATAACATCTCGCATGCTTCTTGGATTTCTATCCAAGTTACTTGTGTAGATTAAAAATTTGTTCATCTTAATTGATTTATAAAATTAACGTTAATTATCAATGAACTATCTGTGGAATAGCTCATAGTGCCTCTGAACGGATTCGAACCGTTACTTGTCACCGATGAACAAAGGCAATCTACTAAAATTTTTCTTAACATATTACACATATTAACATAAGATAAAATTTTAATTCTCATTACACTATTAAGGTTTTCAAGGCTTTCTAGTTTCACGGCCCTAGAACCCTTACCTGTGTAAAATAATACAGAGTCCGCTTTAGTGAGAACAATGAATAGAAGTGATGAAATGTTATTAGATAGTTATACAATAAAAACAAGATTAATGAGTAGACTAGTAGGTAGTAAATACAAAGTCTACGATTTTACTAGTGCTGTTCCTTGTGAAACCCTTATTGTAAAGTTAGAAGGAAATTCAGAGGAACTTACAATTACTATTAATGAGCCTGATGGAAAATTAGAGGTTAAGTCGATAATAGTTAACAGTAATGGGAGCCTAACTACTAATAAACTTTGGGAAGATCAGCTTAGTGAGAAATCATTAGTCAGAAGTTGTGAACTAGTAAAAGATTATATAGAAGAAGTAATGGATGTGGGATATGATAATGTTAACTTATACAGTCCCTCAATATACACGTATTATGAAAAGTAAGATAGAAAAAGAACTTAGAGATTGGTTTAAGTACTTAGTAGGTCGTTATAGGTGGTTAACGATCAGATTTAATTACAGCGAGGATAAAGGAATATTTCTTGTATCCTACTCACCCACGGATAAGATAAGCGAGTGTGAACCATTTATTAAAGAGTCTGCAGAATTTGAAGACCTTATGAACGCTAGGTTTGGTGACAATTCTCCGTTATTCTGTGATGACGAGAAGTATTTCAAACTATCACCCGATGCAGAAGTAGTAACATTTAAAACGATAAAAATGGGAGAGAAATTAACACCAGAGTACCTATGTGGTAAGATCAATGAACTATCTACGTATGGTGCTAGACTAGAAGAACTCGAGGAGAATAAAAACGAGTATGTAATATGTCTAGATTTCCTTGAAGAAAGTAAAGGTTATACATCTTTGACTCTTGACTTTAATGATCAAGGGGGAGGTGTACAGCTGATGAGATTCTATATGGTTAACTCAGAAATATGCCTTCCGACAATCCTTATTGAATTTAAGGCTGGAGATGATGTCGAAAAATTCAGCTTGCAGGTAGTTGAAGAGATTAGAAAGTTTCTTGCCAGGGATTTCGGTTTTCGTAGGAGTGATAGGAGTAGTTTTAAGTATTGGTTTGCACATTGGTCTGCTTTCCAAATGACTGCGCTAAATCATAAAGTCTGGAGATGGAAATACCTACTCCATGACATAGAAAAGCCCTGGTTAAAATTATTCTGTAAATATTCTACTGTTAAAGAATTTCACAGAACGCACGCAGACCATCACCTAGACTATGGTAAATTACATGGTTGGTGTAAGGTGGACTGGACAGCTGCTGTAATTGATTGGGAATGTAGCAGGTTTACTAAGATGGATGCGCAGCTGAATGCAAGAGAAACACTAGAACTTCAGATGAAAAAAGATAAGTGGAGTGATAGTGATAAGGTACTCATAAAGCATAACATAGAAATGGTGCTTAATAAGTTAGGTCTGTAATCAAGAGCCCTAGGAACCTTATAGGTGTATATACAAAGTCATAATTATAATTTTATTGGGAGAGTTAGCTTAGTCGTGAGATTGGGCTACTCTTTTTTTGCTCCCTATGATGTCCTAAATCCCTTATTAGTGTAATAAAGATATTAACAATCAAATACATACAATTATGACAGTGGATCAAAGTTGGATCTTATTTTGGACAGTCATCTATACAACGATGATGGTTCTGGTGATAGGATCGATAATAGTTGGTAAGCTCATCATGCATGGGCTCCACAAAATTAAGTTAGAATTAATTGAGTATTTAACCGAATAATATTTTAAGATATGAATAATATTACAGAAGAGCCACTCTCAGTAACATTTCTGAGTGTGGTATGGAAAGAGATTAAAGCAACAGTAAAATACTGGTGCTGTGGTAAAGAAGAAAAAGAAAATAAAGAGGGAGACAATTAAGTTCTCCTTCTTTTTTATTTCCATGGGGACGAAAAAAAATGATAGAGCCAAGCTAACTAGAAAAGTTCATTTTAATAGTTTTTACACGAGGCAATTAACATATATAAGCCTTACAACATTCGCTCTATCAATCATAAGGAATTGAAGGCTTCCGTATTACAAAGGTCTCTATTCCTTATAAGTGAAGATATTTGAATCGAAAAATAGCGCTAGAGAATCAATTATCCGACTGGTAGATTAGTAAAATTATTATGAGAAAAAGAAAATTTTTAGTCAAACATTTAAAAGAATCTTAGATGAATCTTAATTATTCTAAAATTGCCATTCTAGGTCTTAAAGTATTAGTGGCAGCAGTAAGTGGTGCAGTTGTATTTGCAGGTATCAGGGAATTGGGTAAGAGTAATTCTAACCAAGGACCTCAGAGTATTGATGAAATGCCAGCAGAACAACAAATCAAGGAGCGTGGTTTTTCAACAGTTCCTCCAAGGGGTTCAAATCCATCCTACAACACGGGAGTTCAAGCGCAGCCTCAGAATCAATGTGGCGGTAATGCAATGAACAGTGAATTTGGACGTAACGTAGTGAATGGTCTGAAAATTGGTCAGATGGTTTGCGGTGGAACTATGGAGATTATTCAGTCACTTTCGTCAGTAGCTAGTAATGTTAATAGGTTATTTGATAAGAATTCATATAACTTAATCAACGACCCTAGCTTATCGACAGGTTACTCAGGATATCAAACAGTCCCTGGTGACTTAAGTACAGACTGGATGGGTCGTTCTTATGATGGTATGGTCAATGAGAAAGGTGAGCCGTACAATGTAAAACTGTACACTACCAATCCATACACAGGAATTACCACATGTTACATCAATAGGCCAGGCAATGTTATAGAATTTGTGAAGATGTAGAAAAGGTACCGGAAAATAATAGGTACATAAATTAATCAAGAGTAATTATTTATTTAAGATGTTGGTCAAATGCCTACCTCGTTTGTTTTGTGTCGAGGTAATGTTGGCATTTTTATTTTTTCATTATGTTATATTTATTTGGAACCGGTGCTTTCAAGAGTTCAAGGAAAGCAGTTAAGGTAGGTTATACGGGGGACGGTAGTAAGGAAGCAAGAGAAACCGCATATAACCTACATAATCCAATGGGCGAATTTATTGCTTGGAGAGATGGTGATAGAACAATGGAATTAAAACTTCACCTAAGACTTGCTGATTATAAAGTTGAGTTCTTAGATGAATGGTTCTACTATGAGCCTGAAGTTGAGACAATATTTGGTTCCCCTGTGAGTGACCTAAATGACTGGCTCTGGGACAATAGAGGTACTGTATTCTATCCTCTCCCAAAACCAGGTACACTCAAGAGAAAAATCTATGATGAACTAAGTATGCTAAAACAAGGTAGTAATGTAGTAGAAGGAATAAGCCTATAATCCTTAATAATATAAATTAATCAAAAAGACATGACAAAATCTAAAAGTGAATTAGTAGAAGTTTTTAAAGACACTTGTGATGTAATTAGTAATGAAGGATATCTAGATTCTGACGGTAAGTGGCATGAATTAACCTTACCAACTACTAGATACTATAAGAGAACATTGAGTGTAAAGAATAAAAACTATGCTCCCTCTGGCCATACTAAGATTTGGGTAGAGAACACAGATACACTACTCGCTGCTAAAAAACTAGGTCCTGATTGTGCTGTACTTAATATGGCATCTTTCTATTGTCCTGGTGGTGGTGTTGAGAGAGGATCTAAAGCACAGGAAGAAGAGCTGTGTAGGAGGAGCAGTTTAGTTCGGTCCTTATATAGCTGTGATCAAAAGCGGCTAGGTACGTTTGGTGATAAACTGGTGAAGCAAGCATATCCTATATCTGAGTTTGGTGGAGTATATAGCAGGAACGTAACAGTATTCAGAGCCGCTACGTCTTACAGCTACTTATCGGACCCTTTCACCTGCTCAGTTATCACAGTACCAGCCATTAAGAGACCAGACTTAAATAGTAATGGTGAAATGATGGAGAAGGACTTGACGACACTGAAAGGTAAGATAAGAACAATACTTAGGATAGCACTACTAGAGGGACATAGAAAATTAGTACTAGGTGCCTTTGGTTGTGGTGCGTATGGTAATAATCCACTACAGACAGCAGAATCATTCAGAGAAGTCCTAGGAGAATCTGAGTTTGAGAACCAGTTTAGCCAGATATGTTTTGCAGTACTGGAGGATAAAAACAGTAAGCGAAATGTAATGGGCGGTAATATTAAACCATTCAAACAAGTATTTCCATGAGTAAGATAGTATTATTGAACGAGATTGATGAGAGCCTGAATAATTATAAGCTCTGTTATGTTGATGAAATTAGCCCTACCATATACGGACCTACTGAATCAACGAAACAGTACTTTGAATCTCAGGAGTATAAGGATTTCGTAAAGGAGTATGGAGTGATGCAGTATAATCGTAAGGTAGTGTACAAAGACCTACCTAATCCAGAATATGATCAAACCAGTAGAACACACTCCGCATATTTTACAAGACTTAACCTCTTAGAACAATGGGGTGATGACTGGAACGATGCGCCCTATGATTGTAATGCAGGGGGACCTTATGAAAATTCTGAAGGTGATATAATAGAGGTACCTTTTGCATTTGTTGGTAGTGAGGATGATGAGGGTTATTTCAGCACATACCCACTAGAATATAAGCTGCCAGAAAATTACGGCGGATGTAATTGTCCTTGGTCCGTAGAAGATATTAACTTAGGTGCTGTTCCTTGGTTATTTGTAAAGGACATAAGTAGGAGAAATGTTCCCGCCGTAGTAATAATGGCAGGAATAAGTCCTCTAATGTTTAAAGAGAAATTAGATTATATTTCAAAAAATTATGGAAACAAATAAACCGTTTACTTGTAAGGAGGATGGTAAGGTTAGGTGGTTTTCTCCTAGCATTGCCACAGTATGTTCAGTGTGTTGTTGGAATGATAAGGGCATGGATCCGGAAGAAAACTTATTATTCTTGTTTGAAAAGAGAGGTCCTGGTTGCCCTGATAATGTAGGTCTGTATTGTATGCCTTGTGGGTACTATGATTTTGCAGACCAGTATATTAGAGGAGGTGCAGTCAGAGAATTACTAGAGGAGACAGGTATTGTTGTAAATCCTGGGGACCTACATTTTTGTGGCATTGATGATGGACCTAATACTAACAATGGAAACATCACTCTGAGGTACATGACAATCTTAGAACATGAAATGCTTAGGTTTATAATGAGTAGTAGAAATGAATTGTCTACCATTACCAGAGGAGGTGAATCAGGAGAAGTAGAGAAGTATGTATTGTTTGATCTTAAGTACATACTAAGACACCCTGAGGAATTCTGTTTTGGTCATGATAAGCTAGCAGAATTAATCGCCCTGAACCTTGATAGGATACTTGGTAATAGGTTTTATTCTGACAACTACTGCGAGGTACAAGAAACTAAGAGAACCGCTAAAACCCTTATTAGTGAATATAAATCAATTAGTATGAATAAGATTAGAAAGTTTTTGAAGAAAGCTGCAATAATGGCAGATGTAGTAAAAGAAGAGCTAACCGAAGCAGTCAAAGATGCTCGTGAAATGTCTAAGAGTCCTAAAGAAAGTATTAAGGACTTTGTAGAGACAGTAAAGAATCCTAAGTCAACGAGAGAAGACTTGGTTGGTGGTGCTAAGGAGGTGCTCAAAAAGACCGGCTCAGCTGTTAAGGAGTTTGTAATGGGCGATGATGAAGATGTTAAGAAGGAGTATAACATCCGACAGCTCACAGTACAAGTAAAAGCTGCAGCAGATCCAGAAGATGCTGAGACTATCCAGAAAATAGTTGATCAGATTCTCAGAGACCGTGACAAGTCTAAGATGGAGTATACAGATAAGCAGTTCGAAGCTATCTGGGAGAGTATTCAGAAAGCGAACCAACAGAATGAAGTGACTGAAACACTGATTGAAGAGTGGTTGATGGAAAACGGAGCACACGAGGAGGAGTAGTATGGCAGCATTTCTAATTACCTTCTC